AATTAACCAATTATCAACCAGATAACAACCATCTAAAGTAGTAAACTTAGCACGTTCAATCAAAGAGTGACAAGCAGTACCTGCTGACATTTTTTTATTTTCAGGTTGAATCCGTAATATATTATCAATAAACTCTTCTGATGTGTACTCTTCTCGTTTATAGTTAAGACCTGACTGATATTGAATATAACCATCAATTTTACTCGGGCTTAAGAACTTTACAAACTTGTTTGGTATTTTATTCATTATAATATTCCCATTTAAACCCACCTGCAGTTTTAGTTGTTAATTTTAAACAATTTCCTATTGCTGTTCTGGATATACCTGATATTTTTGCAGCATCGGTAATAGACAAAAAAATTTCAGAGGTAGTCGTATTAATGATTTTTTTAGCACATGGAGAATTTCCACCTTTACGCTGGATTAATAAACCAGTCCTAACGGCGTGCTTTTGATTTTCACTAGCAGTACACCATTCAAGATTTGATACATGATTGTTTTGTTTATTTCCATCAATGTGATTAATTTGTGGCTTATTTTCTGGGTTTGGTATATATGTTTGAGCAACTAGTCGGTGAATGAAATACCTTTTAATGTGATTAATACCTTTATGCAAATCTATTTTCTGATATCCATATTTATCAACGTATGGTTTTATCCATCCCCCTTTCCAGTGATTACGAGGTTTACTAAATACTATTCCATCTAAAGAAATAGCGTATAAGCCTTCATAATTTGGTATGTCTTTAACATTATTCATTTTAAATTTTCCAATAAAAAACCCCACTGTGAGCGACCAAGCAAAAGCATAAATTAATATGCACACAATGAGGTTATTTAATTGCTTTTTACTTGGTCAGTACAGTATTATAACATAAAATCTATTTTAAAATATTTAAATCACTCTTCAACATCATTATTCTCATTGATAGCTGGGTCAACAAAACACTTTTGCTCTTTATCGAATAAAATGTTTTTCTCTTTAGCTATTGAAACAAGTTGCTGTTTTAATGGTGGGCTTTTCTTAATCACTTCATTATTCATTAGACTATTAAACATTATTGCGTTCTCTGCCATATTGATTAAATCTAATGTGTTATTAAACTCCTGCTCTGATTTAATCTGCAACTCACTTTTAGCATTCATGATGTCCTTAGACTGTTGAATAAGGTCAGATAAAAACGATTGATTAGCGCTATAATCAGGAATAGATAATACTGGAAAATTTGGCGTATTTTTACCCAAATGGCTTTCAGTCGGGTTAAAATCTAATGTTCTAATGTTGCCAGACATATACATATAACCAAGCAAATCAGCCGATTTTAAAATCTCTTGCTTTGTGCTTCCTGCAATATCAAGCCGAACATAAGTATTATCCCCATTTTTCTCTTCTTTATCGTGTGAAATTAGGACTAAATCCTTGCCGAAAGATTGTATCTTCTTAACCCATGCTTTGTACGCATTAGCTAATTGTCCATACCCCTGTAATGTTATCTCACCAGTTTTACGTAAAACCTTAGGATCACGTTTAGCTAAGTCAAGCACTAATACATCAAGCAAGCGCCCTACCGTATCAACTATAATTGTGTCATGATTAACTAAATCTTCCGCTGTTAAATCTGCAATATCTGACCAAGTATTAACACGAACTGTGTCTTTGCGCCCAACGGTTCTTTGTGCGCCTAAATCAAAATCTAGTAATAAAGGACGACTAGCGCTAAATGCTAGGCTACTCTTGCCAGATCCTGGCTGCCCGAATAAAACAACTACTAAATTACCTGTTAATATTGAATCTATTGCTCTTGTGATATTAATTGCCATGATATATACCTTTTTAAATTAAATCTTGTTCTTTTGTTTGCATTTCACTTTGAAACGCTGCTAATTCATTCATGCAGTTTAAGCATAAATACCTATCTTTACAATAGACGATTGGTGAATTTTCCTCGCTTTTATTTAGACATATTTCACATTCCATTATTTTTTAACCCTCACCCAATGTGCTTTTACATAACCATCATCAATCAAATCTAACTCTCTACTTCTCGTTGCCTCTCTACGTGATAGTTGTATAAAGTCTTTAGTTTCTGGGTTAACCCAACCTGAAGCACGTCTCAATCGTAAGAATACGCTAACACAATTACGACTACAGTTTAGCGTTTCTGATACTTCGGTTATGTTGTTAAATATAATTCCAGTTTCTTTGTTAATAATAACTGTATTTTTATACTTAGATATTTTATGGTAACCTCTTGTTTCAACTTTAGCTATTCTTTCCAATTTGATCGGTCTAACTATGAAACTTTGAATATCAGGGATTACACATCCGAAATTGTTATACTTAGCCAAATTACCTGTGTATCGCGCTAGTTTTAATGGTGTAATCAACATGATTGTTCCTCAATTTTAATAATTCTAACATTAGAAAATAATGCACCAATCCTACGCTTGATTAATTCAAACTGCGATTCTTTGGTTGTAACCATTGCACTACCGATTGAATGAGTAAAGTAAATTTTAATCATTATTATTTTCCTTTTGATTCTAAATAGTTTTGAATTGCCATATTTGATGTAGCCACACCGCCCCCAAAATCAACAGTAATTGACTTATGATGTGAATATTCATCTGCATAATCGCTAAAAACAAATGCGTCATGTTCTTTGCATGTTGCTTTATTGTGTACGTACTCTAATGTATCTAATACCTTATTTTGCTTATCTTCTCTCAATACATATGAATGAGTTTGTTTGCCACTTGGGTATGATAGAGTGCTATTAAGCAAACCGACATGCTCTATATTCTGCTTAAGAACTTGCATTAATTCATCATTAAATTTGTTGAACATTTCAGTAACTTGCTCACAAAGATTCTTATCTGTGAAGATTATTTTGTTAATTAAATCTTCGTGGTTTTTATATGTGTCTAAGCTGGTGTATATTTTTTGTGTTTTCATAATAAGTCTTTCATAAAGTTAAAACAATTAAGCCCACGATGTTATAGCGTTTTTTAATTTGCAGTTTAAAAAAGAGCATGGGCTTAATTGATGGCTCTCAATGAAAGCCTAAAATAGTTAAAATAATAAATACAGCTACGGCAAGATTGGTACTTGCATTATGCTAGTCAGGCATACTCTGAGTTACTTACAGGTTGTCTAATAGGTGACTAATCTAATTCCACCACGTAACTGTATTTATTATTGCCACTCAATCAAGAATGGCTAAAACATTTCTATATGCTCAAACACCATTACATGCTGTCCATCCAACCATCATGGTATATCTACATTCTAAATCTGTTTTATTTATCCGACTTGTTAAATATCTGCGCTCTTTCAAGCTGACGTTATTCTAGCATGATTAAAACCAAATATGCAAATTTATTTTACACTTTTTTTAGTGTAAGTTTTTACACCTCTCTAAATTGAATTATGGTATAATACTTACTGAATTAATAAACAACATAAAGGAGTAAATAATTGGATAAAATAAATCAACATTGTAAGCGACTTCATTTTAATGTTACAGAGGAGCAGGATGCTAAATTGAAAAAATACACCAAAGATAATAAAATCAAAGTATCGGTGTTACTGCGTAATTTATTAGACAAAGAATTAAGAAAGGTGAGTAAATGAAACTACAGGGTTTAATTTTAGACTTACTCAAGCTGCAAACTTTGCATGGTGGGGATACTGAAGTTGTGGTTGGTCTAACTACAACGATTAATCAAAACAACAATTTTGTTAAGATTGAGGGCTTTGCTACTGACTTAGTGAGTAGCAAGTTTGTTGATGACGATGGGTTGATATTGAATTTTGAGTTCCTTAAATAAATTATAATTATGCTATAATAGCGTATTGGCTAGCTCGACGGAGCGAAAAGCGCCTTATCCAAGCGCCTGCCAGAATAATCTAATTGGATACACATTTGTTAGGGATAACATAATGAATCAAACAAAACAATGCACAACTTGTCATATCGAAAAATTAATAACTGAGTTTAGTAAAAGTAAGAATGGTAAATATGGCGTTACTTCTAGATGTAAATGCTGTTTTAAACAATACCGTCAAGACAATGCTGAATCTATTGCGGCATGTAAGAAGCAATGGCGCAATGACAACAAAGAATATATATTTGAGTATAATAAGTTATATTGCAAAATCAATAAATATCAAGTGATTAAGTGGAAAAAGCAACATTATGAAGAGAACAAAGAGCAGTATGCTGAACGTCAAAAACAATATAACCAAGATAATAAAGAACAAATATCTGAATATCAAAAACACTATTATCAAACCAATAAAGAACAAATAGCTAAACATCAAAAACACTATTATCTTGATAATAAAACCCATATTAATAAACGTAGTAAACAATATTATGAAGCAAATAAAGAACATTGTGCTGAATGGGGCAAGCAATATCGCCAAACTCCACAAGGTAAAGCCGCCCATAAAGCTGATACCCAAAATCGTAGGGCACGGAAACGTAACAATGGTGGTAAACATACGGGCGCTGAGATATTAGCCTTGTTTAATTTACAATCTGGGGTGTGTCCATATTGCAATACTAAGTTGCACAAGTCTGGCAAGAATAAATATCATTGTGACCATGTAGTGCCGTTATCTAAAGGCGGCAGTAATGACATTGGTAATATTCAGCTACTTTGTGTTAAGTGTAATTTAACCAAAAATGATAAACTTCCCGAAGATTTTGCAGCAGAACACGGAAAGTTATTTTAAAATAATTTCGAATGGACAAAATAAAATGACGTTAAAAGAGCAAATGGTAGCTAAGAAACAAGCTAAACAGCTGCACATAGTCGCAGCTCAAGAAAAAGCACGGTTAGAGCAAATAAAACGTGATAAAGATTGGAAGCTCAAATGAAAAAACCCCGCAATAAAAAATACACACCGAAACCAAGTACATCACAGACAGCATTAAGTGATGTTGCTTATAAGCTTAAGAACAATAAATTAAAAATGGAAGATACATATAATGTGTTAATCATCTCACAGCACCTTTTCTGGGTACAGGCTGCATCTAAAGACATGGACTGGAAGCTAACATCACTCAAGTATCTGAATAGCGTTAAAAACAGTTTAAAGAAGATGCTAGATTTAATTGAAAGCCAATGCTACTATGATGAAGATGGTTCAGCACGGGCTAATCCGACTATGCCGATTAAGCTACATCCGCGCACTAGGGATAAATTATTGTACTTTATCATCAAGATTTACACACCGACATTGCAGCTATGGTCCAGTTTAAAAGCTAGTAAAATGTCTAAGCTTAAAGCTGAAGCACGTCAACAACTAGATTTTTTCATATTGCTACATTGTCCAAAAGTAGCTAACTTTTTATATTGATTTTGTGGTATAATACTGGTATTGAGTGCTTGATTATCGAGATGTAGGAAGTCTTTAAAATCGAGTGCTCTAATTAATCAAACCGTTTATTTTAGTAGTTCCTACCTGCTAATTTAGGCGGTTTTTTTATTGGAAAATTAAAATGTTACAAATCCAAAATACTAAAATCAACAATCAAGAAATTAACGCAGTATCAGCTAGAGAATTGCATGCTAATTTAGAGCTAAGGACTGAATTCACTAATTGGACTAAGCAGTTTTTAGGTGATTTTATACAAGATATTGATTTTGTTCGGAATGAGGGGAAACTCAATCCGACTAATAACGTACCATTGATAGATTATTTATTTACTCTTGACATGGCAAAACAAATTGCTATGCTAACTAGAACTGCAAAAGGTAAAGAAATTAGGTTATATTTTATTGAATGTGAAAAAAAGTTAAAGCAACAACCAATAAAAGTACCAACTAACTTTATCGAAGCAATGACTTTAGCATTAGAACAGGCTAAATTATTAGAACAACAAACTTTATTACTTGAAGAGCAAAAGCCACAAGTTGAATTTG